TAATTTGAGCATAACTTTCAGCCCCTGTGCCTGTGGTAGAACTACGGATGAAAAATCCATTAGTTCTCATATCTTGTGTAAGACTTACATTGCCTATATTAGGCAAACTTAATGTGCTACTGTTGATACTCAACACACCATCAATGTCTACTTGAAGTCCGCCTCCTCCAACAATAATACCACCTAATGTGCTGGTAGTGGCAATAGGCAAATCGCCTGGATTAACATTGGTACTTAATACACCCTCTGGTGTAATTATAAGGCCATTACCAACTTGAACAACACCAAGACTGCTGGTAGTGGCAATGGCCAAATCAATACTACCAGTGTTGACACTCAACACACCAGTTGAACTGTTGATTTCCAAACCACTGCCAATCTTAACTCCACCTAATGTTGAAGTAGTGGCAGTGTTTAAAACAAACGTCTGCACTGTGCCACTTAACACGCCTGTTTCTGTGTTTATTGCAAGATTTGCACCAACACGAATGACACCCAGTGTGGCAGTTGTGGCAATTGGTACAATACTAGTGCCAGTGCCTATGGCCGCTGTGCTTAATGAGGTACCATCAGGGAATCTAATTCCCGTCATAAGTCTAACAAGGCCGTTGCTCAAACCACCAAGGTCGCCCTCAATGATTACATCATCTTCAAAGGTTGCAATACCACCAACAGTCAATGAGTCAGCAAAATCTACAGTTCCATTTACATCTAAATTGTCACTTACATTTAAATTATCACTGAAGGTACCATTACCAGTGACATTTAAATTACCTTTTATTGCTACACTTGTAGCAGTCATAGAGATCGTACCAGTGGTGCCACTTGAGGCAGCACTGAACTTGATTGAACTGCTTAAATTACCTGTGACACCTGTACCAATGGTCAGTTGTGGATGAGTGTAAGGACTCCCTGCCCCTTGTCCACTTGTGATGTTAAATCCGTTGGTTAGTAGATCATCACTTAAACTCCAGAATACCAATTCGCCTAGATTTACCCAAGCGGCAAGACTAGTTTCATCACCACCAGTGAATAGAACCTGTCCGTAAGTTCCTTTGTTGATTGGATATTTTAATCCATTGATGATGAACTGGTTATTGACAGTTAAGTCAGTGAACGTGGTAGTTCCAACAAAGGTAGATGTTCCATTTACCCTTAAATTACCACCAATGGTAGCATTACCACCAATGGTAGCATTACCACCCACTGTGGCAGTGGTGTTTACGTTTAGATAACGCATTGGCCATTCATTGAATATGAATAGTTCCCAGTCAGCGGGTGCGTTTGGTGGTGGCGTTGTGCTGGTTAGTAAAGTGTCGTAGGCTATGTCGCAGATGTAGGTGCTGTATTCATAATAGACAACATCGTTTCTTGAATACACTCCACCATTAACCCACTCACCTCTATTCTTACTGGCAAAGTCAAAAGGAGCACCTTCAGTTGAGAAAGTGATTGTTGGAGTTTCATTTACAACTGTAAAATTACTGACTTGATTAGTTACTGTGAATAAAACATTATCACTGGTAACCGTAACAGGATATTCTGTAGAAGTTGAAGTGATTAAAACTTCTGTGGCAGTGACAATGACATTGATCACGGCAGACCCCTTAAATTAAACTGACGAAGTTTGTAGTTGTCAGCGTAGTTGGATCCTTGGGTAGAACACCTGGCTCCCAAGCCATAATTTTTGCAATGCGGTGAAGGTTTGTCACTGGTGGTGAAGCAGTATTAGTCCAGGCTAAACTCACTACTAAAAGAGGAACATTTGCCCTTGCATCAGGCAAAATACCATTGGCTTCTGGGTATAAACCACTTGGATGTGTGACATTTACGGTGCCTGCTGAACTAGACACTACTGCGATATAACTTGACGTGGAAATCACTCCACTTGGAAAATATCCAATAACTCTGCTGTCTGCAAAGTTAGGCTCACCGTCTCTGGTGTATGCTATGGCATCAACTACCACTGTTTGGTAGTCTGCTTTAAATGTCCAACCTACGATGCTCTGATCAAAATCATAACTGTAGGTTTTTTGACTTGAAGGGAATGTAGATTCAACCTTTACATTGTCTGGACCACCTAACCATTGTCCTAGTGTTAGTACACCTGCCATAATATTCTCCAATAAGTTGTAAAATCATACTGCTGGGGAAGTATGAAGTGAACGGGCTCTGTTAGTGATATTTATAGGTATCACTGCAAAAGCCCTTTATATCATTAAATTACGCCGCCATCTCGCCCAGGTTGGGGATTCCATACCAATGCGATACTTGATGTGCTTTCAGCACTTTGTCTATCACCAATGAATGTTCTTGCTCTAAAATAATAAGTACCAGCGGCTACACCAGTGATGTTACTTGTGGCTACATTGTCACCACTGCTGAAAGGGCCTTGCATAATAAGCCCACTGACAAATCCAGTGCTTGAATTTGCTGAGAATAAGAAATCAACACTGTCAACTGGTAGGCTACCTGCGGCAATGTCAGTGTGCAATATAAAGTAGGGTGTTACTGCTCCGTCAAAAATATCTACGCTGTGAGTTGATGTAGTGTTTGGTGTTGTATCCCAGAAAGGTGCACTTGGTGCTGGTAGGCTGTTGGCAAAACTAATAATACCATTGGCACTATTTTCAGCACTATCTACCAATGTCTCATCATCATAAACTTCTTCATTATATTCCAAGGCTGTGATCTCAATGGTGATAGCACCATCATCACGCTCTAGTTCTCTAGTTTTAGTTACACGGAATAACTTTTCTGTAAAATCAAATATGTCGTTGGTTATCTTAACAACATCACCAGCCTGAACACCTAACGCACTCCAGTCTGTGGTGAAACTAATAATCAAATCAACACGACTTTGTTTAAGTTCAATCAATCCAATACGTCCAGCGTGTAAGGCATTGTTGGCCATTTCAAGTCTTAAGTTTAATATGTTGTCTGGCTCTAAATTATTACGCTCTGCGGGATCAATGACTGCGTTATAATAATCATTCTGATCTCGTATTTTTCTACTTGCAAATTCCGTTTGTAATATATTATATAAGTCTTCAAGACTTGTGGCATTGACGCTGATGTCACCAATGATGTTGTCATCATCAAATAGGAATGCACTGGCTAATTCACCAGCAGTGGCAGCACGGTTGGGAATAACTTTCCACTTGCCTTCACTGAAGTCATAACTTGTCCAAGCCGCACTACTAAAACAAATCTTGTCAATATTATTCTTAACTACATCACCAGTGGCTAACACTCCGTTGATTTCATAACGGACTTGTGTGCTTGTTGTTATGCCGTCAGCCAAGAACTGATTTGCTGGTATAGTATTTGAAAGACTCTTTAGGCTAGTTGAAGTTGAACTTATACTGGTTACGGTATTGATGCTGGTAGCAGTAAAACCAGCACCATAGCGAACATTTGAAACGTAGTCATACCAAACATCCCCTGGATTCTTTAATGAGTTATTGACTTGGAATGTAATTTGTCCAAGACCAGTTGTTCCATTTTGACTAGAATATATAACCTGCATAACTGCAAATACCAAATCATTGAGAACATAGTTAGTGTCACTTTCGCCCAGTGTGGTGCGAGCATTTACAGGTGTGCCAGTGGTTGGAAAGATTTGATTACCGCTGTCAACACCACCACTATAAACTCTAACTTTAATTAGTCCGTTATAATTGGTTGATGTAGTTCCAAATCCGTTTTGGTCTATACTTGACTCAACGATGTGGCTATCTGCTCCAGACTTAAATACCAACTTCTGATCATTCCAAAATATATCACCAATGGTAAATGTACCAGTGGCTGTTTTCTCACTTAACACCAATACATAAGTCATAGTGTCGTTGGTAACTCCATCACTTGAACTCAAACGTGCATCAGTGATTGTGCCTTTGGTATTTGCACTGCCATAGACAATGGGTATTTTGTTATTGGTTGCAGGTGGGAACTGAATGCGAACGCCTGGGTTCTGATCAGTACCACCACTACCACCACTGCCGTTGATTAAACGACTGGTCACTGTGGCTAACCCTAGAGCAATAGCACTG